AGAGGTTGTGCGCTATTGTTCTTACATATTTCAAACGTCCCGAAATTGCTCCGCATCACATTCTCGGCTTTGCCGGATCAATAAACTCGGTTCCCAACAAATCCAACAGTTCAAGGAGGTATGGATATGTGACCTGCAACGTCCGATCCTTAATCGACGTAATGACCACGACCTCCTGCCACTGGAGACCCTGGAGACTCTCGATCCACAACCGGATCCGCTTCTCGTCACTTATGATCTGCGCCTTGCCCGTGGGGAAAAATTGCTTAAAGATACGTAATTCGTTTCGAAGACAGGTGTGGCCCATCCCTGCAGGGATATGCTTATCAAACAGTACGGGTCGTGCGGCAGGTCCCATGGGATAGCCTTCGGGCAGTCCTGAGATATGTTCATCATCCACAAAGTTCATTCGTAGATACGGAACAATCGTCTTGTCCTCGAGCATGTGCTTGATAAATTTCGCACGTCGAAGCTCTGGCGTCTGTTCCTTGCCGATAAGGTCGAGGATCTCGTCTAACTGTAGTGCATTCATCTAAAATTCTCCAGTATGCTCGATGAGCAGTTTCATATGGTTCTTGATGAAGAAGTTCAAGATGTCTGACTTGTTTGTCGTTTTCTCCCTCTTCTCAAGGTACTGCTTGATCACGTTCCGCTTCACCTTCTTGGGGATACAGCGGAGGTCGATGAGGACTTGGTTCCGACGAAAGTTCTTCATGAGTGGAGAGTCAGCTTCAATAAACTCCTCGGCCTCTTGTGTCTTCCACTGCGCCAGGTCCTTCTTCATGAGCGACTTCTGCCGTCCGCCCTCTATCACAAAGGTGTCATCGGCACTTAAGAAGTTCGGCACACCGTCGCCTTTATCGCCGCTCAAAACGTGCTCCATAATCACTTCATCGGGCGATGCGTCGGCCACAATCCACTTCTTGTGAATGGGACTGTACTGCTTCACATTCTTGTGGCGCTGGAGTTGGACAAAGTCTCCATCTCCGGACAGAATAAGCACGGGCTGTGGCTCAGGTACATCAAAGACACCCGCCCCCGTTAGCTCATTCTCCTGCGTCCATTCAACGAGTGCGGCAATAATGTCATCAGCCTCCGCTAGATCAACATTCAGTACCGGGTAGGGGAAGTGTGTGTCTAACTCGGACCGAATCTGATCTAACGCTTCAAAAATTGCGTGCCAGTCTAACCCACTGTCTGCCCTGCTCTTCTTCCGGCTCGCCTTGTAGTGGGGGAAGTATTCGCGGCGCCAATACTTTCGGTTATCCGTGGCAATGACGAGTTGACCAAAGTCGTGGCCAAACTTCATCTTGTAGGAGCGGATCGCATTGATCACCATGTGGCGCAACAGGCCCACATTGATCTCAACATCCGTCGCCCCTTGGATCTCGGCCATTAAGTGACTAATGACGACCTGAGAAAAGTCTATCAAAATCACTTCAAATACTCCGTCGGATCCACCACACCGGCACTGGCAAATGCCTTCTTCCGCTCCGTACAGGCCCCGCACACACCGCAGTGAAGTCTTTCGTTCCGATAACAAGACCAACTCAGTTCAAACGGGACATTGAGACTTGCCCCGATCCGCACTACATCTGCCTTACTCTTGAGGATGAAGGGTGCTGTGACGTAAGGGAGTGATTCATGCGCACGACTATTTCCCTCGAAGAACGCAGCCTCTATCTTCTGTCTGAACATAGGGGTACAATCGGGTGTGAGACTGTGTTTCCCGTTCTCCCCACCGTGTGTCCCATAACTCACCGAATAGGCTTTCTGCGAAATCGCGTAGCCATACGCAATACTTAGCAGGATCGCATTCCGATTAGGGACGAAGGTGGACTTCATCGACTCTTCGTTATATTCCCCATCCATTCCTCCTTCGTTGAACGAGGTGAGACCACTCGCCAACAGTTCGCCGAGGGCAAATACATCGGCAATCTTAATTTGGACACCCAGGGAATCAGCTACTCTGTCCGCACACCCAATTTCCTCCCCGTTCGTTTGACCATAGTCAAACACGAGCGGCAATATGTCAAAGCCGTGTGCTTTCTGCATGTAGTATGCCAGCACCACACTGTCTAACCCACCGCTCATCACTACTACGGATTTGTGCATTTCTTCCTCATAATGAAGTTTCTCGTGTGTATGTATGGTCGACTACCCATAATGTCAAGTGTTACCGTTTGATGATCCGGACTGTCTCAAGTAATGCCCATACAAACCCTACGCCCGCTGCCACTGCATCCCGCCAGCTAAGATCGTGGCGAGGGGCATTGGGGGCCATTAAGAACCAGTGGTAGGTGAGCCAGGTCCACACCATCAAAATGACAAACCGTCCAATACTGTCGTCGCGGATATAGAACCACACCTGCTCCGACAACGTATCCCCTTTGGTGGGAGAGCCGAGGGCAATCCCCTCCACCAGGAGCATAATCATAAACAAGATGGACCAGAGCAGCGGGTAGCGCATTATCCTTTTCCTTTGAGAGGGAGATCGGGTCGGTATGAGCGTCGGTGGGGTTTCTTTACCCGAATCTCAAGTGCGTCGATCCACTTAATGATGTTGCTTGTGCGTCGGCCAGGAACTAACGGCAGGTCGGGACGATAGGACTTCGGGTGGGGACGGCTTTTGTGAACCATGAATTAATTCCCTCATTCGCACCAAATAGGCGTTGTGGACGGGCATGTAGTAGGGATCGAATGGGCCAAGCGTGCCATAGGCATGGTCATTCACAAATGTCTCCATGAGCGTTACTGCATCGAGGGACCGAAGATCCGCAAGCTTCTTTTGATCGATCATGGTGTTTGCCTCGGGAGGAGTAGTTGCTTCCTTGCGTTATCGACAACATTGAGTTGTGGCAGGAGTTCTGTGCGAACACGATCAAATAAGCTACGAAGCCCTTCCTCGTGTGGTTGGAGATACGCTTTTCCCATGTGTTCATAAAACACTTTCAGGAATGCGTCAGTCCCATACCCCGACAACCCATCTAATGCTCTTGCTTCACTTTCCGTGAGGTCGAGGAGGTCTAGATGGAAACTAATTCTTGGTTTCAACATGTTCCTTTGCCTTTTGGTAAGAGGGATATGTCCGGTAGAGGCAGGAATTGATCTTCATAACCACTTCGTCCAGTGATACACCAAGCGTTGTCCTGTACTTCTCGCTCAACTCGTCCCGAAGTTCAATGAGTGAGGTGACAATAGTATCGGATGGTTGAAGTACCTTTGAGGTTATCAACGTATCACGGACTGGCATTAGTCAGCTCTTAGAATAATGGTTTCCACGTTCAATCGTGTGCGAGCGGGACGGGGCTTACTTTTAATCCGGTCGAACCACTTATCGACTGCCGTTTTCCGAAGGGCCAAGAACTCCTTCAACTGCTCTTCCGGTTTCCGGAGTGTCTTGGTAGCCGACGCGGCTAAGTTGACGCCAACAAGTGTGGAACGATTGACGTCAATGCTGCCTGCAAACTCGCCTGTCAGCTTAATGAGCTTCCGTCGGCTACAGTTGAACAAATACACCGTCGTGGCCCCCAGCATCGCTTTGGGATGGAGACTGGTAACGCCCAGATCCTCGCACTCGGGCTTATAGCGGACCTTGGCGACCATCTTCTCGGGACTCCGCGCCTTCTTCTTCCGAGGCGTCTTCACGGCTTCCATTGTGCCGCGGATCTCACTGTTTACGTCGGACAGGACCTTGATTGCCGCCTTCAATTCGCGTAGTGATAAGTAGGCATAGGCCGTTCGAAGGTCTTCATTGTACGCCTGTTCCTCGTCATCCTCACTATCGGCCTTTCGTACGTTCGTCTTGGCCAACATGACCTTGTTCCACTCCCGCAAATACCGCTCAATGTGGTCAGCAATAATACGATACTGCGGGGCCTTAAACTCGGGATTGTGGAGCAGCTTCTTCACATCATCAATCGCGAAGTCGGGGTCCTGGTCGAGGAGGGAATCCGTGAGTGCATCCACCTCTGCGAGCACAGGGCGAACTTGGTTCCGAATCCGATCCTGGATGTTGGGACGGTCAGGTGTGTCTTGTGCCGAGTCCTTCTCTCCCTTCTTCCGGGCATACGTCTTTAATGTATCGACAAGCCACTGTTGGATGGACTTGTAATGGAGTTGGGACACCGGGTAGCCGCGAACGTGGAGCCGCATCACTGCCACCATCGTAGCGTTAATGCTTTTGTCGGGCACCCGATGGAACATCTTGATAAACTTGTCCGGTTCCTTTTGCGTGGCACGAAGCCACTCCTCAACACACTTCCGATAATGCTTTTCGTCCATTACATAGTTGTACCAGTTCAACGCCGCGTGGAGTGCCATTCGCTCCTCAGGGCTTCCTGGGACAAGGGACACGCCCTCCCACTCGGGTTCCTCGCGGATTGTGCCTGCTTCCGCAGCCGCGGGACGAATGATGTGTTGCTTGACAGGCTTGGCGCGCGGGGCGAGTTTGGTTCTCGCTACGTCAACAGGTGGGATAACGTAGGGCACATGCTTGGGCGGAATAATGATAATGTTCCGCCCATTCGAATCTTGTGCGGCGCCTTCGGGGATGAGCTCTT